GAAACCTTCTAAGTCTAAATTTACATGACATTCTAACAGAGTATACATTGTATCTTGTTTACCAACTTTTTTAGTTCCGTCTAATTCTCTTTCTTTTTTTTCAACGTCATTTTTTTCTACAGTTCCTGGAGGTGCTAATTCTACATCTCTATAGAAACCTGACACTTGTTGTTTTCTTAATTCATTTTCTGACATTTTAACAACGTGTATGACAGACTCTGCATCATCTAAACTTGTAGCTGTGTACGGTACAACTAATTCATCTGCAGGTACAAATTTTGATACGACTCTAGCTAATGGTACATCGTAATAAACTTTTTTAAATGTAGAACCTGCAAGTGGTAAATGAAATAACATTGAATCAAACTCTTCTTCGTACTCTTTCATTTGATCCATAATTAAATAGTTCATGTAATCTTTTACACGAGTTGCTTGTTGCTCTACAGGTGGAGATACAACTCCAACTATTTGTGTTCTTACTGGTCCATCTGCTGGTAATAATTCTTTGTAAGCTTGTGCTTGAAACTGTGTAACTGCTTCTGCTAACACTGGGTGTGTTGCACCAGATGCGCCTTGAAAAGGCTCTGTTCTGTTTTCATATTTAAATCCTAAAAGATCTAAACCTGATGTATAAGAACTCTCCCAATCTTTTCTTGACGCTTTGTAATCCATAAAATTTTGAACCATGTCATTTCCGATAGGTTCTAAAATGTCGTCTGGTAAAATATCTGCTAGGTTGTCAAAGTGGTTTTCTGTGCCCGGTATATTTATAGCTCCCGGTTCAAAGTCTATTGTTGCGCCGCCGTCTTCTTCTGGTGTAACCTCTACAGGTCCTTTTTGTTCTTCTGGTTCCTGAACATTAACTTCTTCTGCCATCTCTTCATCTGAAGGAATGTCAATGTTAGTTCTAGTGTTCGGGAGTCCTTTATCTATTTCTGCCATTTAATACTCCTATGTTTTGATACCACGTTTCATTAGACCTTGCAACCCTTGAGACATTGGTCCTGATTCTGGCGGTGGGCCTGACGAATCGCCAGCTTGTTTTAAGATACCACCCCCTGCTCTTTTACGACGATCAAAGAAAGGACCTGTCTTAGTTCTAAAATTAGATTTTGTAATGTCATCATAAAATTCTAACTGATCTGGTTCCTCTTGAACTTTTTGATTGTAAGGAAAATTTTTTCTTTTCTTTGCCGCTGTAATATCTAGTTGATCTATTATTCTATCTTTTTTATCAAAGAAATCTTCATCAAGTGTTTTTTTAATTAACTTGTCTAATGTTGAAGTTGTATCTTTTGGTGTCTTTTTTACACTGTCATCTATTAATTCTAATATTCCTTTTCTGAGCACTGACTGCGGTGTTCCTTTTTTAAAACCTGCACGACCACCTTTTTCAAATCTTTGATTAGCTCCTGTAAAACTAGGTAGTTGAAACAACTGTGAAAATTCTTCAGGTCTATAAAATTTTTGTTGATAGGCTTCATCTGTAATTATTTCATCCTGTCCTATCATTCCTATTTTTCTAAGACCCTCCTCAAGTTCTTCTTTTGATGGAATGTTTGGTTGAAAGTTTTGATATGTTATAGGAGTCAAATCTACTTTCATATCTTGCTTTGTAGTCATGGGTCCTCTTGTTCTTGAAGGTCGTGCTAATTTATTTGTTAGAGGTGTAACCTCTGGTGCATCAGGAGAATCTATTTCTAAACCAAAAAGCTTTTTAGGTTTTGCCTTAAATATTGCTTCTGACTCAGTCAATGCAGATTGATAATCTAGAGCACCTGTATCCGGTGTAGTCATAATTTTGTTTTTTAAATCTTCTTGCATTTTAAAATATCTATCAGATCCGGGCATGCTTTTTGCAACTAGTGAGGACGGGAAGCTTAATTCATTTTTTCTGTATCTATCATAATCTATAATGTTTTGTGCATACTCCTTTGCAGCTGGTGATAATTGTACATTTGATTCTAATATATTTTTTGCTTTAGCTGCATCTGCGTCTAGATTTAAAACAGGGCCAAATAGACTTTCTGCTGCCGCAACATTTAAAGGTTTACCTTTTCTAAAAACATCATCAGCAACTAAACCTGTTTCAAAACCAATTGCACCATACAGTGCAGGCTTGCCTATTAAGTTTTCCATTTTTAATAATTCTTTAGGACTTAAATTCTGTTTTAAAAAATTTGCTGAACCTGCAATTATTCTTTTTATCAAACTTGTTTTTGCATTCTGTTGAGTTCCAATACCATTTATAAGTTCTTGGCTTATGTAGTTTCTTGCTTTTGTTTTACAAAAATCAGGAGAACCCACAGTCTTTAATCCTATACGACCACCATCTGCAACTGCTTGTGCGCAATCAGGATCTATTTGTGCAGAAAGTTTTAACATAAGGTTGTCTAAAAATTCTTTTTGAGTTTTCATACCCTTCGTAACTTTCATGCTGTAGCCAACGTTTTTATATGATTTATCAAAAGCACTTTGTAAATTTTTATCGTATGAAGCATAATTAGCTATTGATTTACTTGGTGGATTTTTAAGATCAAATTCTGGAAGTTGAATAGTTTTTTTAATACTTGGTTTTAAATCTTTAACAACATCTTTTTTTGCATTCTCATAAGTAGTAACAAGATCTTGCACTGCTTTTTTCTCTGCTGTATTTAATTTATCATACGTTTTACCTTGAAATATATTTTGTAAATTTCTATGAGTTGTGCTTAACAAACTATCTAAACTTGCTCCTTTTATTCTAGAATTAACATCTGCGTCTAGAGCTTGAGTAAAAATTGCATAAGGTTCTAATCCTCTTCTAGCAGAAGCTGTAACGCTAAATATTTCATCAGGAACTAAACCTTTATCTAACGCATTTCTAATTTCTTTTTGATAATATCCTATAAAAGATTTTCCTTTTGGAGAATTTAAAGCTTGATCTATAACTTTTCCATAGTGATCATAAACCAAACCAGAAAAAGCATAACCATTTCCTGCTTTACCAACAAGCCTTTGTGTATCTATTATTTTTTTACCTAAATCTTTCTCAACATCAATTCCGTCAATAGGTCTGGTTCCTGCTATAGATTGTGCCATCATAAACAATCTTTTACTCGCGACAGATATATCATCACCTAGTAAGTTAACGGCTCTATTTAAAATTTGTTTTTTGGCTTTATTATCTAAATCTCCTCTAATTAAATTTTGTATTACCTTATCATCGTAAAGTTTTTTAATGTCAGCATTCATTTCTATTGCTCTAGTAAACTGACGTTTATCACTTGAGACACTCGCTCTATATTTTTTAACATCTGTTACTAAATTTTTATAATCTTTAGATGTAAAGTTTTGTGCAGTCTCATCAGTAATTCTATCTGAAATATATTTTATTTGTTCAGGACCAAAGTTGTACATTTTAATGTACAAACCTTGCTCTGGTTTTCCAGGTAATTTTTTAGGGCCTTTTTCTATAACTCTAGTATAATATGAGCCCATATTTTCAGGTAAAAAATTAGCTAACTTGTCATTACCTGTTGAATTTTGATAAGCTTTAATTGTATCAACAACCATATTTAATTGCTGTCTTTGACTTCCGTCAATTTTATATCTATCTGTAACAAATTTAAAATTTGCTATTTCAGGAAAATTATCTTTAGCAACTTCTAATGCAGCTTTTACTTTTCTAACATCCGGTCTATTACCTTTTCCACTTTTTCTTGAGCCTTCTCCAAAAATTTCTGCTTTTTCTCCAAGCTCTTCTAGTCCAAATATATTACCTTTATTATTTACAATGATATTTCTAATTTCAATCGCATCATCAATAACACTACCTGGTGTTCCACTTTTATAAACTTTTTTAGCTCTTTCTAAATTTCCTCCCTCAAAGTCTCCTAAATAATTTGGATCTAACGCATCAATTTGTTTCGCTGTAAGTTTTCTATCACCTGCTTTACCTGTAAGAGTTACAGGTTTTTTAAGTTTTATTTTTTTTGGTGCTCTATTAGCAGACATACCTTTATAAAAATTAATACGACCACCACCGGCCATTGGATTACGTTTCATGAAATCGTCGATAGCTTGTTTTTCTATCGCTCTTTCTGGTCTGTCTATTTTATCTGCTGTTGTAACTTGTTCATCATCAAAGAGATCCATTAGCTCTATGATTTTTTTATCTAGGTCTTCCATTACTCACCTAACATTCTAGCGATGCCGCCTGATGCGTAATCACCTGGATCAGGATCTATATCATCAAATTGTATAAACTCACCTTGTCTATCTATGACTGCTTGCATTTCATCTTCTCCACCTTCTGATATGGCTTTAGCTTTATCTTTTCTTCTTTTAATCTGCATCATTTCTTTAATTGTAGGTTTTTGACCTGTTGCATATTGTTTTAGTTTTGAAACGTCAGATGTTAAGTCACTGATACTTGTACCACTAAGTTCATCTATTTCTATTTCATAATCATCTGGACCAAACGCTCTTCCAACTGGACCTGACTCCGCGGTATCAAACTCTGCCATTGGATTAGGATCTCCTTCATCAGGTAAAGGTTTTTTATACTGCATTTGAACTGGATCTCCGTAAACGTTTTCTGGATTTCTGTACTCAACTTTAACAGCTCCTGCATCTAAATCTTGTGTTACTATTATAGAAGTATCATCAGATCCAGGTGTTCCTGGAGGAAATTTTTTACCACCTGTACCTTTTTCTAAAACTTTCATGTGAACAACTTGTCTCTCACCTGTTGCAAATCTTTTAGTTACATCATCACCCTCTAAAATAACTTTGTTAACTAATTGATCAAACCATTCTGGTTTACCTGCAACATCTGCAGTTTTAATTATTGGAACTTTGGTTACTGTCTTACCAACCTTTAATGGTTTAAAAATTTTACCGATAATTGGTATTGATGCAGCACCACCCAATAATTTTAAGAACGTTCTTCTGTTCATACCTTCTTTCAAACCAATACGTGCTATGCCACCTTTTGCAAAATCTTCTGGAATATCTTTTTTCTTAGTCAAAGCTTGATACGCTTCATCATAAAGTTTTAATCTTTCTTTTGTTGGCATGTCATCGTAAACTAATCCCATACGTTCTGCTAGATCTTCTGCAACTAAATCTGCATCAACTTTTCTATCACCAGAAAGAGAAGGTGATACATTGTCAATTGCATCGTCTAACATTTTTTTTCTTCCTCTTATTCTATCAATATTTGCTTTGTTCTGTGCCATTATCATATCTTTCAATGACTCTTCTGAAGATTGAAATGGCGCTGCAATATCATCATCACCGCCTCTGCTTCCTGGTGGTGGTAGATCATCGTCAACTGCTTTACCACCCATTATCTTAGATCCTTTTGGTATTTCTTTACCTTCTAGATCAAATACTTTTGCTGACTCTGTATTTCTGATTCCTGTTTGTGTGGTTTGTTTACTAGCAGCTTCTATTTGATTAATTATATTTTTTAATTGTTGTTCACTTTTAATGGCTCTTGGGTCAATACCATTACGCATCAATAAATCAGCCATAATGTTTTCTGCTAGTTCTACTTTTTGTGGATCTCGTAGTGTAATCATGATGCCGTCGTCAGAACGACCAGCTATCTGTTTAGCAATAAAGTTTCTGATAATTTTATTTATCATTAATAATACACTCTTCTAGGTTTCTCTGCCTTTTCGTCTACGTAATCTTCAGGGTGACCGAT